TTCCTCACGTACCCTCAATGTCCCTTACCTAAGGAACGGGTACTCGAATTAATTAAAATGAAACGCCCAGTGAAAGACTACTGCGTAGCCGAAGAGTCACACGCTGATGGAACACCTCACATTCACGCTTGGTTCTCCTTTGTCACTAAGTGCAATACAAAGGAGCCACGTTACTTCGACCTAATCGAAGGAGAACGGACGTATCACCCAAATATACAGAAGCCAAGGTCTATAAAAAGTGTCCAAGAATATATCACTAAAGATGAAAATTATATTCATTCAGAAAAATATAAAGATTTAACTGAAAAACTAGACTGGTCTCAAATGGGTGTCGACGTATCAACTACTGCTGAATTTCTACAAAAAGTGCTTCAAAATCATCCAAAAGAATACTGGTTAAATTATCAAAAGTTAAAGGAAACTGCTGACCTTCACTTCACACCGAAGGTTAATATCTACGATGCTATGATACCTGACCAACCATTTATAACTACACCGTTAATGGATCAATGGGTCACTGAAGAACTACCACAAGTAAGTCTTTTTCATAACAAACTAACCCACTATTAGCTAGACAGACCACGAACCTTGTGCCTCGTTGGTCCTTCAAGACTGGGAAAAACTGTTTGGGCTAGATCCCTTGGGCGACATATGTACATGTGCAACATGTTTAGCCTGGACCAATGGAACAGTGATGCTTCCTACCTGGTGCTCGACGATGTCCCCTGGAAATACCTCAAGGCACCTAAAATGCTACTCGGAGGGCAAAAGGAATTCACCCTTACCGACAAGTACGCTAGAAAGAAGACAGTGTTATGGGGAAAACCCTGCATATATGCAATGAATAACGATAATTATTTGGAGATGGCAAATGACCAAATGTGGCCATGGTTAGAAAGGAATTGTATGTTTATATTTATTACAAATAAGCTTTATTAAAAATATATTGCCCTAACCCTAACCACCCCCCCTAACGGTACGTGGTTGCAAGCTAAAAATTTGGCATAAACACCATACAATATGACCCTAAAACCATAAAAACCCTAAAAACCCTAAAAACCCTAATGGAGCAGGTCATTAAACTGACCCTCCCGGGATAGTAGTAATAGCTGCATTAAGAACATCTATTACATGCTCATCAGTTTGAGCATATAAACTAGTATCTAAAGTACCTAATGCATTATTATTTTGATAATCCAATTTAGGAACTGAATCCAATAAACGAACACAGCATACAGCCCTACTAAAAAATATAATTTTAACAGGGCCTAACTCAATAGTACCAATAGTACCATCTTTCTTATCATCCAAAGGGACCCCTTTCCAAATACCAAAGGTATATATGGAAAGACCCTTAAAAGTTGTAGATTGATTCAACTTAGCAATATCGTAAGACCTATTTGCTGGAAGCGTAAACCAGTGCTTATGTGAACGCCCTGGTGACAACTCAATAGGGGTTTTTTTAATAATTTTGAAATCATCCATCCAATGCTTATTATGTGAGGGTACTATAAAAGGCCATGAGGAACTATTCGTTGCTACTCCACTCTGACCTGCTAAATACGAGTTTAGCACAGCTGCTGGATCAACACTACCATTAACATCCCTCCTAGAAACAACATCGTACAGTGTTAAATCTGCTACGATTTGAGAACAATTAGTAAGAATTGTCTCTATACCAACATGATGAACAAGACAATTATATGCTTTAGCTGTACTACTAATACCTGGGAACCCTAACCCAGTCATAGCACCAATAGCTGCTGTGATCATAGGGTTATCAACAGAATTCATCAACATAATAGCTTGAGAATTAGTACCACTAACACCACCAGCAGTAGTAGTAGCCTCCCACGTAGACGTACCGTTAGTGTATCTTCCTTTACTTTTAAAAGGACCCCTCGGGCCCATGGTAAAGGATTTCGATAAACCTTCAACCGGAGACTGAATAGTTGCTGAACTTTGATTGACATGACTAGTTTTTTGTTTCTTGGCAGCATTTTTCTTAAATGCCTTCTTAACCATAGTACCAACCTTTTGACCAGCTTTATAACCGGCCTTAGCAAGTTTAACGAACCTATGATCAGTTCGATGAATAGTATGACGAGATTTTCGTTTTGCGACACGTTGATGAGCCATAGATACGCAGTAGATAAGAATGTGGAGAGACGGCAAAATCGCTATTTAATTTCGCGATATTTATATATAAACTCTGAACTCTGAAACTCTGAAAAGGGCAGTAATATTAATTGCCCTTTTCTACAGAGTTTCAAAATTTTCTACGAAAATTCAAAATGCCAGAATGGCGATTTCAAGCAATCAATGTGTTCCTCACGTACCCTCAATGTCCCTTACCT